TCTTCTCGTATCTCCCAAAACAGTCATGACTCAGCTCAAGACAGGTTGTTACCGCCGTTAACGGCTGGCGTTGGTTCTGATCATCCTCGGTTGGTTACGCCGACTATTGGGTACGAGAGTTATGGGCCTCTCATTGCAGAGTTTGCGCGCACTTACCTAGGTCGAGACCTGTTTCCGTGGCAAAAGAACTTTCTTGCCGGTGCTTTTGAGCATGATGATGAGGGTTCGTTTACGCACAGCAGCTCTATGGGGTTTGTGGCTAGACAGGCTGGGAAAACATTCATGCTCAGTGCGGTGGTTGGGTTCGCCCTTCTTGAGTTGCCTCGGATTTGGGGTCGCAAGGTCAAGGTTGTTTCAACGGCTCACGAGTTGAGTCTTGCTACGGAGGTCTTTGAGGACTTGCGTGATCTCTTCGAGCTGTGGGAAGAGTCGGGGCTGTGCAAAGTGACGTGGGCGTATGGTCGTCACCGCGTCAAGATGGTGGACGGCTCCGAGTATTTGGTCAAGGCTGCGACAGGTAAGAAGCACGGTATTTCGGGCGTGGACATTCTGATCGTGGACGAGTTGTGGGCCATCACGGAGGCTGCTTATTTCGGCGCTTTGAAGCCTGCACAGATTGCGGTGAAGTCGGGTCTGTCGTTGTTGGTGTCCACCGCTGGTGATGAGTCGAGCACCGTGATGAAGAAACTCCGCGAACAGGCGATTGGTCAGATTGACAAGGGTGAGCCGGGTGAGTTGTATATGGCTGAGTGGTCGGTGCCTGAGTCAGTGTCGCCAGATGACGAGCGCTACTGGGGTTATGCGAACCCTTCAATGCCTCGCACCGTGACGTTGAAAAGTTTACGCGCTGCACATGCCAGCCCTGACCGATCACAATGGTTAAGGGCTCACTGCAACATGTGGGTCTCTGCTGCATCGTCATGGCTACCGCCGGGGCAGTGGGCGAAACGGTTTACAAACAACTCCGAGTGGGACGGCACGACTTCGGTGCTGGCGGTGGACTCTGCAGTTGACGACTCGAAATATGTCGGGGTGTGGTGTCGCAAAAATACGGACGGCGACATTGTCGCCTCTGTCGAGTTTCAGACCGAGTCCATTGCTGAAATGTGGGAACAGATCACAGCGTCTCTGGAGCGTGAGCCGAAGACACAGCTGGCGATTACGCCGTCTCTGTTTATTCATACGCCTGAGAAGTTTCAGCGCCGAACGGTGCAGTGGGGCTACGGCGAGATCAACAAGTACACGTCCACAGTCAAGGGTCTTATCAACGAGGACAGGATTAAGCACACAGGCGAGATCCTTCTTGCCGAACATGTAAACAGGGCGGTACTGATCCGCGGTCAAGGTGGCGCACTGTCAATTTCTTCCCAGCGATCACCCGGGCCCATCGAGGCTTGTCGTTGTCTTATCGTTGCAGCTGCAATGGTGTCGAGACCCGGACAGGGAAATAAACCGACAATGGGTTCTTCGAAGTAGTTGCATTTGCAACAACCTTGTGTAAGACTCCGAGTGGATGGGTATTTTCTCACGCAAGACCGAGAGCGCTAACTTCGCCTCTGCACCTGTGCAGGCGGCTGCAGGCGCGTCCTATATCGGCAACTTCATCAACTACACCACTGGTTCTGCTGAGGTTCGTGCGCTGAGTATTCCCACGGTCTCTCGTTCCCGTGACCTTCTTGCAGGCATCATCGGCTCGGTAGGGCTGAAGCACTACTCAAAGCAGTGGAACGGCTCCGACTACGACGAGGTGTATCTGCCTCTTGAGCCTTGGATGGAAACCCCAGACCCAAAGGTGTCACGCTCGTTCTTCTTCGTAAACATTTTTTCGGACATGTTTTTCTACGGCGCAGCGTACGCCTACGTCACCACGCGCTACTCGACCGGGTTGCCTGCCTCGTTTACATGGCTCCCAGCTGCAAACATTTCCAGCACCGAACAGACTGGTATCCCTCAATACTTCGGGCCGTCAAAAGAACTTGAGTTCAACGGCAACCCTCTTGACGTAAACAATGTGATCCAGTTCTTGAGCCCTATTGAGGGAATCTTAAAGATTGGCCAGCGCGCTATCAACACGTCACTGTTTCTCGACCAAGCAGCTGACCGTTACGCATCTCTTGAGACCGTGCCGGGCTACCTTCAGCAGATTGACGGCGAAGACATGTCAGGTGATGACCTTGGTTCTCTTGCTTCGGCGTGGGCTGCAGCGCGTAAACAAAACGCCATCGGTGCACTGTCTCGTCAAGTGCAGTTCCGTGAGTTTGCACAGAACCCTCAAGAGGTCATTGCGGATCAACGCAAGTACCAGTCACTCGAGATGGCAAGGCTTTGCTCGGTGCCTGCGTACCTTGTGAGCGCACCGACTGAGGGCGCAAGCATGACGTACCAGAACGCCCAGCAGGCGCGTCAGGATCTCTACTTGTTTGGCGCTCGTATTTACATGGACGCGATTGAGCAGACCCTTTCAAGCGCCCAAGTTCTTCCAAGAAATCGGTACGTCGAGTTTGACATCGAGGACTACGAAGGATCCGAAAGCCCTAGTGGCATGCCTAACAATGAAACGGATGATGAGTTGTGAAGATTGAGTTTGTAGCCGTGCCTGTCACGCTTGACGCTGCTGCTGGCGAGGACAGCCCCCGTACCATCACGGGTGTGGCTGTTCCTTGGGACACTCCAGCAGTGGTGTCGGGTGGGCAGAAAGTGCAGTTTCTGCGTGGCTCGTTTGACGTCAACCAAAAGGCTGCAAAGCTGATTGAAAATCATGACATGTCTCAGTTGAGAGGCGTCGTCAGTGAGCTCGTCGATGACGAGTCCGGGCTTTTGTTTACCGCAAAGTTTGCAAAGACAACCGCATCGGATCAGGCCATCGAGTTAGTCAAGGCTGGAGCCTATGACTCCGTTTCTGTGGGCGCCGTTCCCACAAAGTTCAAGTACAAGGGCGACACAATGATTGTGTCTAAGGCAAATCTTGTTGAGTTGTCACTTGTCGCTATCCCAGCATTTGTTGATGCTGTGATCACAGAAATCGCTGCTTCCCAGCCTGACGAAGAGTCAGAAGAAGAAGTTGTCGAACCCCAACCCCTAGACATTCCTGAGGAGGAAACCATGTCTGAAGTAACCCCAACGGTTGAGGCTTCGGCTGAAATCGTTCCAACAGCACCAATCTTCGCCACCGCGCGTCGTGAAGTTCCATTGCCAACCGCAGCCGAATACATGTCAGCGTTTATCGCTGGCGGTTCTGCATGGCACCAAATGTCAGAAGCACTCCGCGCAGCTGCACCTGACATCGTCACAACCGACACACCCGGCCTTTTGCCAACCCCAATCGTTGCTCCTGTTTACAACAACTTCATCGGACGTCGTCCAGTCGTTGACGCAGTAGGCGTAAAGGCAATGCCTGCAGGTGGCAAGGTTTTCATCCGTCCAGAGGTCACCACTCACACCACAATCGGTGCTTCAATCTCTGAACAGTCACCATCGCAAGGAACCCTTGTTGTTTTTAACAACCAAGTGACCAAGCAAATCTTCGGCGGATATGTAAACATCTCCGAAGCAGACATTGACTGGACAGATCCTTCAATCCTTCAGGTCGTCCTTGACGACATGGGTCGTATCTACGCAAACGCAACCGACAACTACGCAGCAGACCAGTTGGCTTCAGGTGCAACCACCACAAGCAACTTCACTGCAGCATCTGTTGATGATCCGTCGTACTGGGCAGAATGGGTTGCAAATGCAGCAGAAACCATTCTTTCCGCATCAAACGGCAACTTGCCAACGCATATGTTCATGAACCCATCAATGTGGGCCGAACTCTTGAAGCTGTCCGACACTGCTGATCGTCCTTTGTTCCCACAAATCGGCCCAATGAACGCATTCGGTAGCCTCGCTCCGGGTCAAGTAAACGGCAACGCCTTTGGGCTTCAGGTTGTTGTTGATCGCAACTTCAACGCTGCAACCACAATCATCGGTGACGCATCTGGTTACGAGCTGTTCGAGCAGCAAAAGGGCACAATGAGCATTGAGTCACCATCGACACTGTCGCGCACAATCGCTCTCCGCGGTTACTTCGCAGCGTTGATGATTGACTCAAGCAAGTTTGTCAAGGCAACATTCGTCTGATTTAGACGGGTAGTAGGAAAGGGTCTGTATGTCTGTTTACACAATCACTCATGGTTTTCACTTTGATGATGTGTCAGCCGTACAGACCCTGACCCCTTCCGAAGTTCAGCCCGGTGACAGCATCGTCATCGCTGGCGCTGGCGCAAAGTTCAACGGCACCTTCACCGTTATCAGCGTTGAAGAGTGGGAGTACATCGGGAAAGACCAGCAGGGCTATCTCGAGTTCAACTATGACGTGCCGAAAATTAATCAGGTTTTGTATGCGGTCACTGGTCAGGCTGACGATGAAGAGTATGCAGCGCTTGCTGGAACCCTGACGTTTACAGAGTCCATCACTTGGACTACTTCAGCGCTCGTGCTGGCGTGGCTCGGTATTGACGTGGCAACCGCTAACGACACGGCCTTCGTGGCTAAGTGTGTAAGCGCTGCTAACGCTTGGTGTTTCCGTAAACGCCGTGAGGCTGGCTACACCGATCAGCAAGGCACCGTCCCCAGCGCCGATGTTGAACTAGGTACGACAATGTATGCAGCAACGCTTTACCGTGAACGCGGAACTAGCGGTGATGCCTACGGTGCTTTTGACGGGATGGGCAACCTTGCACAACCTGTCACCCTTCACCGGATTATGCAGCTCTTGGGCTGTGGGAGGGCGCAAGTCGCGTGAGCTCTTCAGGCATTTTGTACGAGGCTGTAAACACGGTGAAGACCGCGTTGACTGCCCTCAGCCTTGTGCCTATCACTGACCCTCGCAACGCCCGCCCAATGTCCGTCCTAATCCAGTTGCCAACCGCTACAGCGTTTACATACAACGTTGGCGACATTCGACTGACCCTCAGCGTTCTTGCACCGCCTCCGGGCAACCAAGACGCTGGCGATTACCTCATGCAAATCGCCGACCAAA